ATGTATGTGGATGTGGAAGTCCGTACCCCGAAAGGGCGTGTGGACGTGGTGATGCGTACTATCCACACTTTGTATGTCATTGAATTGAAGCTGGACAAAAGTGCTGATTCCGCTTTAGCCCAAATAAATCTGAAGAACTATCCCGAACGCTTTGTTCTTTGCGGACTTCCCGTAGTGAAGGTGGGGATAAACTTTGACTCGGAAAGTCACACTTTGAGTGATTGGATTATAGAGGGATAGACAATAATAGGTCCTGTCTGAATTCGGTGGAGGAACAGTTCATAACCGCCGATAAAATAAATTTATAAAGATAGAATATTTACTATAGGCTGTATGCGATAACGTATGCGTCCTTCCTTGTTTTTGTCGGTAGCGACCGGCATCCGTATAATGTATTGCAAGAACGATTGTCTTCGTGACTACCAGCAGGAGATGAAGCTCAGGCTCTTTGAAGAGTGGGAGCTTCACCGGAGTGTGATGGTACAGATGCCTACAGGCACGGGAAAGACACACCTGCTGGCTGCCATAGTGAGGGAGTTCTTGTGTGGTTCCGGTACCCGGGTATGGATTGTGGCGCATCGTCGGGAACTGGTGGAGCAGATAGAGGAGACGGTTTCCCGTTATGGAATGGGGGGGGAGGACGGAAGTGTGAGGGTGATGTCCATCCAGTGGTTGTCACGAAACCGGAAGATTGTGAATGGACAGCCGGATTTGATTGTTATTGACGAGGCACATCATGCCCTGGCAGAAACTTATCGGGAGCTTTGGAAGAGTTATCCGGAGGCGAGGAAATTGGGTATGACCGCTACCCCCTGCCGGCTGAACCGCAAAGGATTCACGGATTTGTTTGATACCCTGATTACCTCATGGAGTATTGCGGAATTCATCGGAAAGGGCTGGTTGTCGTCCTTTGACTATGTGTCCATCCGTGCGAACAGCAGGGAACAGCGGCTGGTTGACTCGTTGAAGAAGCGGGGTGCGGACGGGGATTACCAGGTAAAGGAAATGAATGCGGTGCTGAACCGGGAGACCGGTATCCGACAATTGTATGAGAGCGTCCGTCGATATGCCGCTGGGAAGAAAGGGATAGTCTATGCCGTGAGCATCGCACACGCCCGACAGATTGCGGCTTATTACAGCCTGCATGGCGTGGAGTCTGTTGCTATCGACAGCAGGACCCCCGCTCTGGAACGCAAGGAACAGGTAGAGGATTTCAGGCGGGGAAAGATCAGCGTGTTGGTCAATGTGGATATTTTTTCTGAAGGTTTTGACTGTCCCGATGTGGAGTTCGTGCAGCTGGCACGTCCCACGCTTTCGTTGGCGAAATACCTGCAACAGGTGGGCCGGGGGCTGCGGAAGTCGGATAATAAGGAATCATGTGTGCTGATAGATAATGTGGGATTGCACCGGATATTCGGTCTGCCTGTCCGTGACCGTGACTGGGAGGCGATGTTCGAAGGACGGATGGCGGGAAATGCCCAGCCCCGGACACGGATGGAGAACAACGGGCTGTCTGTGTTCGTTCCGCTGCCGGAGGATGGCAGGCGGAATGAAGAACTGGAGGTCGTGATGACACACGCCCGTCTGCTGGATGCTGTCCGGAACGGGAACTTGGTTCGTCTGGGAGAGGACGGTCCGGCCGGTGGGGAGCAACGGACGGCCTTGAAAGCCTGTCGTGACCGGCAGAGTGGTTTGTGGGGCTTGAGGTGCGGGAACAAAATCACCGTGCTCCCTCAATACCGGGAAGTATTTGATCTTTGTGCGGACCGGGCTGCCGTCCGTTTTGAGGACGGCCGGACAGGAGTGGTGGATGATTCCGGAACTCCCCTGATGGTGACAGACCGCTGCCGGAGATTGAGATTCCTGAAGGGAGAACTTCTTTCTGTCACCAAAGAGGATGGGAGTGACTGTTATACCGATTTGAAGACAAACAGAACTTATCAGGAGAGGCCGGTGGTTTTTTCATACGGCGGCATAGAGTTGCTGCGGGTGGGGGAGACTTTCCATAGCCGCACGCGGAAGGCGTATACCTCTATGCATGGTTTGCACAAAGACAGTCTTTGTTTTTATGGTTTCTACTTGAAGATACCGGATTACCGTGTTCCGAAGTCTTGCCGGCTAGTTGATCCTGTGTGGTCTACTATATTTGATGTCTTCGCCTGCGTGCTGGAAGGGGATGATGAAGAGGTGTACTGGTGTTGTGGCTGTTTGGCGGATCGGAGCATTGTGGTGATGGACGGGGAAGGAAGCTATTATCATGTGGAGAAAGGAAAGGGGAAGCGGTATATAGCTTGTAATGCTCCTAAGGCGGGCGAAGCGGATTTTGCCTCCGTGGTGGAAGGTCTGAGGAAGGAAGCTGGGCGGCGTGCGGAGAGCGTACAGCGGGAACGGCAACAGAATGAGGAAGAGAAAAGGCGGAAGAGGCTGGAGGAAATAAAAGATGTCCTTCCTTTCCGGATGGGGATGAAGTGGGGGCTGAAATGGGGAGATCGTATCGTAGTGCCTCCTTGTTACCGGAATATCTGTATTCCTGTAGGCGGTTATTGTGCTTTTGAAGGGAATGCCTGCCAGTGGGGGGTGATGGCGCTGGATGGAAAAGTGGTGGTGGAGGCCAGATATCAGAAGGTGGAGATAGAAAAGGATGGAACGGTGCATCTGACCATCATTCCGGGTAAGGTAAAGACCATCAAACTTTGACGGATATTGAATTGTTTGGGTATGGAGTGGGTAAATTTCAGTATATCACGGGTATTTGATGAGGAGAGCAATTAGTGTAAAATAGTTTTTACGCCTTGATGTTATAATCTTTACATAAAAGAAAACAATTCTACCGTTGAAGCTCTTACGTGGGATACCGCTTTCAAGAACATAAACGAACCAAGCGGATGGGCCATGAAAGGGATACATGAAGAAGCCTACCAATAAATCCGGCATCAATTGACATAACAAAATCGGATAACTGAAAAATTATCCGCTTTTAGTTTCTTTATTTCGAAAGAAAGATATATATTTGCAACGCTTTTTCAGAAAAGCACCCGATATTGCAGAAAAAACAGTTGCCGAAATGGCTCAGTTGGTAGAGCAATTCATTCGTAATGAATAGGTCCCGGGTTCGAGTCCCGGTTTCGGCTCAAGAGTAAAACCATACTAATTATCTTATACTTAGGATATTATCTAGGTGATTTTACTAAATAATTATTCGATTTATAGATTAAAAAAAAGGATTTTTTGTCCAGTGGTGGACAAAATAACTTATCCAAAACTTATCCTTTAAATTTTAATCTATTATGGCAACTATCAAATTAACAATTTTCAAGGCAAAAGCTTTAAAAGATGGCAGACATAAAATAAGGGTAGCAGTCTGCCATAAACAGGAAACTTGCTATATTGTAACACACTTTATCATTGACAACCTTTCCCAGTTCAAAAACGGACAAGTAGTAAAAAGAGCAGATGCATCCATCATAAATACCAAGTTAAGAAGCATGATGAATGAACTGCAAGAAAGATTGGATAATATAAAAAACCAGTCCCTATATTCTTGCAAACAAATAAAAAATATGCTTGAATCCGGGACTGGCTTCAAAGGAAATGGATATGTAACATACCAACAGGCATGTCATGATTTTATAAAGAATCTGAAAGAGGAGGAAAGAAACAGTTATGCCATATTAATAGAAAGAAACTGTAGATACTTTACAGAATTTACCAATGGGGAAATATTAATGTCAGATATAACCCCTAATCTAATAGAAGGATTCTCAAGATTTCTCAAAGAGACGAAGAAAATAGGAAATACATCAATAGGAATGATGCTATCACAATCAAAAGCCGTTATAAACAGAAGTATCAACTCAGGAGAAGTAAGATATGACATACATCCCTTTATCAAGAAAAAAATCCCCAAATCACCACCAAGAGAACTGGATATTTCTTTGAAAAGCTTTAACACAATAAGATATAGCAATCCCAAAGAAAAAAAATACATTGTAGCAAGAGATCTTTTTATGTTGTCATTTTATTTAGGAGGAATGAATTTAATTGATATAATGAATGCCAGATTCGACGGGGACAAAGTAAGTTTTATAAGAATGAAAACAAGATTTAAAACAGAAACAAAGCAAACCTGTGTTCTTCCTATAATAGAACCAGCTAAAGAAATTATAAATCAATGGATAAACAGAAGAACAAACAAACTTGATTTTGGTTATAAATTCTCTTATCACAATTTTTCAAGGTATGTATGCAGATCTTTATCTACATTAGCAGATAATTTAGGGATTAAAGAAAAAGTGGTATTTTATTCTGCAAGAAAATCATTTGCACAATACGCCTTCGATCTTGGAATACCTGACAGCATAATAGATTATTGTCTGGCACATTCAGACAACGGAAGAGGAGTAGTAAGATACTATACAAAGACTAGGTTCAAACAGGCTGAAATAGCAATAAACAGAGTTGCAGATTATATAAACAATCCAAGCAAATACAAAGAATATATTGAAATGAAAGCTGACATAATGCTAATGAAAATTTGAGCACAACGATATCACCCTTGCCAACACGACAAAGGGTATCAGTCTATATATCCACCTCTCTATACGTTCCATCGCATCACAGCAAGCAAACGGCAAAAATACCAGTGAGGCACATCATCAGCCTGTTCAAGCAATATGTTCAACTTATCTTCTTCCATATATAAACATAAAAAAAGCGGTAAAACCGTTGGGAATTACCGCTTTACAGCTTAAACGATACTGATCATTCATTGTAATCTATCACATCATGCAAGGATATAACTTTATAAGCTACAGGGATACCATTAACAGTTTGTACTTTTATATCAACTTGAAATAGTTTTCTTGTAGGGTTGTTCTCCGAATAAAGGATACGTTGTTTCAACTCATCCGTTTCAAATACTACTGCAATTTTCTTTCCCTTGAAAATATCGTCAATAATGGCCTTATTTCCTGTATTAGAACCTGCATCGCTTCGCACTTGATAAATCTGCATCAGCACACGGTTGTAAATTTCATCATGTGAATCTATCGATCTTCTTTCAATTTCATCCCGCTCAAGCTGATTCTGTGCACTATTACTTCCCTGAAAATTGAAAGTGCAATTATTGAATATATTGCACTTATTACCTTTTGATATTGCACCTATCGTCATTTCTCCGTTGTTGTCTCCGGCTGTCACAGTAAGAAAGTCCTTAAAATTCTTGATTTCGCTTAAACCAAGTTTAGGCTTTTCGCCTATCCCGTTTGCATAATATTCAAGAACATTCTTAACGTATGAAGAAAATTCAAATATGATATTCATATTCTCTAAAAAAGGGAGTAATCCTGCGGTCACTGTTTCGCACAGAAAAATATCAATACAACCTTCCTCTATCTTTTCAACATATAGTTTTGCATGCGAAAGGTCTTTACTTCCACCTTTTTCTTGAGCGAATATAGAAAACAAATTTCCTATGGCATTTAATGAAGTCACAAATTCAGAAATTTCTATCGGCTTGGAGTGTTCTATATGCAATAGAATAACATCCACATTATTATCTTTCATTTGCACATCTGGTTTATAACATTTGTAATATAATATATTTATCTTCTATATATGAATGTATTACAAATATAGTAATAAATGATATATTATCAATACAACTAATTGTTAATTTACAAATATACTATTTTAGCGGTAATTCCAACAAGTCAAAGAACGCTTCTGTTCGATTATTATTTTTCCAGTCCTTTTCTGCAATGTTCACATAAGAACTTTTTGGCTACAGGGAACATCTTTTGACCGACATATCCACTGAGATATTGCGCTTCCTCTCCATAAGGATCAATCCCGAAAGCCTTGGAGATATGCCGGCACAAATGACCTTTTTCGTGGTCCCACGAATTTTGAAACTCTTCGGGAGTAGAGGTTAGTGAGATAACCATTACTGTCTCTCTTCTCCTGTAGTCCGAATAGGTTAGACCGGTATTCATTCTGCCTTCGGTCAGATTGCGATACGCACGCTTGAGGGAATCCCCCCTGCATCCTATACGGTACAGGTCCATAATGATCCGATCCGCCCAATAGGTGTGTACCGCATAATACACTTTGACGTGCCAGTCCCCATATTTCGGTATGTAGAACTCCTGAACAATCATATCACATCCGACCAGATTACAGGAATCCCTTTACCTATACAGGTGGCAAAGAACTCGTCAAACGCCCTGCAAGGATCGCCATCAATATCATCAAGGTAGCATTTTATATGCTTGCACAAGTGTGCCTCGTCAACCAATGATTTTTTATAGAAATCCGCTTTCAGCATGTTTGCGACATAAGCAACGTCATAACCCTTGTCGTGCTCGATGGTAATTCCGTTTGCTTTGAGCATATCGTCCACTTCATCTTTACTCCAAGGGTCAAGTTTCTTTTCCTTGCCTGTTGCCTCGTCTTTCACCTTCATTTTTGAGACGGCCCATTCATAAAGTTTCTTGCTGAAATGAAAGCCGTATGCTTCCAGATATTCCCTCATGCCAGATGGGAATCTGCTGTATGTATCCAATCTCTGTTCCATAACCTTTGTTTAAAAAGAGGGGCATTCCACCCCTCCACCATTAATAAAACTCACCGTTGGCGCGTCTGCGTCTGCGTTCGCCCATGTCATCCATACGCGGATATTCAGGAAAGTATCCGGGGTATCTGCGTTCATCCATGCCGGATGAGCTTCCACCACCTGAATAACTTCTTCCGCCATCACGGAAACCCATTTCTCCGCGCATTTCTCTCATGGCTTTTTCGTAACCTTTGCGGCAGCCTTCCTTATAGGCTTCCTCCACCTCGTCACCTCTCATACCGAAGCCGCGTCCGTAATCGTCACGCCCTTCTTCTAATATTTCCCACATTCCCATAATCATTTCTTTGTTTTGGATGTTTCAACCACTCCGAGCTGTTCCATTAACTTCTGATTCTGTGCAATGAGATCAGCCATATTTCTGCTCATTTCCTGCATGTTCTTATCCATATTGGACATTTGTCCCTTCAATGCGGATATTTCCTGCTCCTGCTGTTGCTTGGCTGCAAATTCTGGATTAAGCATGGCAAGCATCTGGTCACATACCCTAAGAAAGTTCTGATGATATTCCACACTTTTTAAGACATCCTCACTTTTCTGCTTCATGGTAAGGACCTCGGTATTCATCTCGTCCCTTGACCCTGTAATCAGCATTCCTGTTTTAACATCATCGGCAATATTGGCATTAGCCGGTATCTCTTGCAAATTGACATTCTGTCCGTTTATATTCACGACAAAATCAATAACTTGGACCGGCTGTGGATAAGGCATGTTGGGAACAGTCTTATATATGGTTTTTATAGGGCTTACATTAACGACCTGCCCACATTCCAAACTTGGATTTGCACCTCTGTGAAGAAGATATAATGTACTGTTTACTCGTAAGTTCTGAAACATGATTGTTTGATTTTAAAGGAGTGTGGCTATTTCCATTTTGGAAACCACCACAAAACTCCATGTTAATTATATTACTTGCTCCGTAAAGAAGCGGTTTCTGCTGTAGGAGCCGGAGCCGTTGTCGGTCTGTATCCTCCATTAACAAGATACAGTTCGTTGGTGTACTTGTTGTAGTGAATCTCATAGATACCGGTTCCAGCCAAGTTTGCAACAGTCACAGGCTCATTGTTATAAGCCATCAACGGTCTTGTGTCCCCGTTAGTCCCTATCAATATCGGAAGGGTTGCAGTCGTACCGGCAGGAATCGCCTGACGAAGATTGACATAGAACCCTCCGACATAATCCCTGTTACGGAACGCATGGTTAGGGAGTTCAAGAGTAACATTCTCCGTACCGACTGTCACAGCCACCGTAGGAAGAGTATTGAAGTTTGCTCTTCCGATTGATGGAAACGGGAACGGGAATCCTGTAAAAAAGTTAGGCCACATATCTACCTCCTTTCTCACCGGATTAACCCCAGTAGTTATTGCAACCGCATCCGTAACCACCACGGCCATATACAGCATCACCTGCATAGGCTCCAAAAGCAGCAGCTCTGTATGTGTCAAGATTTACGCCAACTATGTTAGGGAATTGTACCGGGACAGTGTTAGGTAATTTACATTTTATACCATCAACATCGCTCTGCAATGCCTGCAATCCGGCTGCTAAAGGAGCGATCTGTTGTCCTACCGCACTCAGGATAGTGGCGTTCTGGTTACGCTGAGAGATTTCGGCTGTTAAAGTAGCCTTTTCCGCAGTAAGAGATGCGATCTTGTCCTGCAATGCCTGATTTTGAATAGCGTCAAGTTTGGCAAGGATAGCATTTGTGTTAGCTGTCGCACCATCACGCAATGACAATGTGTTCTGGTTAGCAGTGTTGACTAATGTGTTAGTCTGGTTGCACATTGCAAGCTGGTTCTCGTATCCCTGTGTGGTTACAAGCTGTTTCATATCGCAGCAACAGCTACAGATCTGAGATGTCAGAGCGTTGTTACCTTGCATGATCGCAGTGAGGATACTGTTGGTGTTCTGGCCCATTTGGTTGCCGAGACCGCAGATAGCCTGTGATACAGAGTTAATACCGGCAAGGATTTGGTCTGATGATGTGTTAACAGCTTGTGCTAATGCTGCAATGTCGACACCGTTTCGGTTAAGTGTCTGCATGATCATTTCTCTTCCTTCGTTCGCTCCTTGGTTGTTGTTGCCACCAAATCCGAAGTTCCCGTTACCGAAGATGGCTGCAATCACAATCAATGCGATGATGTCCTGAAAACCGCCATTGTTTCCGAAGAAACCTCCGTTTCCGTTTCCTCCCATCAGCCCCATCAGATAGCCAGTGTCAATTCCACGGTTCTGCAAGGACGGAAGAATGGACGCAAGCAGGCCATTGTTTGCGCCGGTTCCACCGTCTTGGTTAAAAACATAAGTTCGTTCCATAAGTATTTGTATTTTGTATCCGGTCAAAATCGACCGTGCACAAAAGTATATAGATCATAACTCATGGAAAATCAGTTGTTTCCCAACAAATTCTTTATATCGTCCCAATATATTCTCATCATTTTCCCACTCTACATCCTCTCATGGAAATTAGATATCATGTAATTGACAGCACGTTTAGTCTTGTGGATATGAGCGGCTATTTGTGAAGGGTACATACCGCTTTCGAAAAGAAAAAATACAAGAAGATACCGGGCATCTACAGTTTCCATATTCTTATCAGATGATAATATTTGGTCTACAGACACTTCTGTTTCTTTTGAAACAATATTAATTATTTTGGCAAAGATTTCTGACTTGCACATGTTTTTTCTAATTTTTTATTCTTATCTTTGCCTCACCACATTATAATATAATTTGTGACAAAGCATAGGATACTGCGTTGAAAAAGGCATTAAGCCCCCAACAACGTGCAGTATCTTATGCTGATTATGTTATAATGTGGTAGTTTTAACGTAGTTCGTTGTATGGGGGCTTTTTTTTGATTCTAAGCCCCTGAAAGAATTACTTTTGTTAAATGAGTTTTTCTATTATACGCCACGCTTCTACCTGTGGCATTTTGGTTACTATTTCATCTTGCACCTCCCTTCTTCTTTATCAGCCAAATGACTACGATTAGTAATATTAATATAATACCTATTGAAAACTCTCCTAGTTCTAATTTCGTCTTCTGCCACCATGTTAATTCCTTCTCCACAGGGTAGGGGACTTCTAACTCTTTCTCCTTCTCTATATAGGCTGTATCGCGAATCATCCTGTCACGGTAGACTATATGCCACTTGTCAACAAACACTGAATCGCCTTTCTCTTTTATATGGACAGAATCCTTAATGTAGATGGAATCACGCTCATGCATGGTAAGATAAAGACTGTCAGTCCTTATAGTTTCTACCGGGACATACCTTATGCTCCGGCATGATCCAAACAGCAATAGCAATGCTATCCCTACCGCAATCCATATATAGACTCTCTGTTTCATCCCTCAAATTTTATATCATTTATACGGTTCATCCAGCCCCGTTTGAACTTGTTGTTTGCTGGGCGTTTCCGGCATATATCCTCGATGAAATCAAACCGTGCAATCTTGATCTGGTCAAACAATTCACGGGGATTACGGGAATTTACTGCGGCGAGTGTCTTAGGCCCGACAATGCCATCAGGAATCACACCAACCAAATCCTGCGGTACTTTAATACCATGTACCCCAGAAGCCCATACAAAATCGCATACTATCTCTGCTATACTTTGGCTTCTTATTTCATCCGCATTCCATCTATCCCAATACAACATCTTCAAGATACTTTTCCAATCGTTATATGACAAATCCATCAACCTTCCGGTCGTAGGTTTTGGATAACCTTTTCTACGACAATATTCCTCATAGGTAGCCATTGTCACACCTACCATAGTTTGTCCTCCTAAATCATCGGGATCATCAGCCCATCCTGTTTTTCTTGCTCTTTGAAAAAGAGACTCATTGGTTTCATTGCTTTTCTTACTTATACCAGCTTCCCATTTTATAAGAAATGGTATGAAATGTTCAATATTAGCCATTTTTCTTTTCCTCCTTATCTTTAAATTATAAAATTACTATTATTTTTGTCGCAAAAAATATGGACTTATCAGAACTTATTAGAAGCTATACTCCTGAACAGAAAAATGTGTTCAGTGCTTTTCTCATCCAACTACCATTAATATTTACTATAATGTATTTATACATACCTGCTTTTAAATCCTTAGAGCTTTATTTGCAAGTAATTTTTGCCATATCTGCGTCTACATTATCTATTTATTATTCTTTTTGTTTGTTATGTTTATGCTCCGTTTGTTCCCGATACAGGTTTAATATGGAAATACCTATACTTATTATGCCAACATTGACAGCTGCATTTCTTTTACTGCGTTCGCCAGAAAGCTATTTAAACGGGCATGAATATGTATTAAGAATAGCGCTTAATGCACGTCATATTTCTATGGATTCATCGGAATTACAGGATTCTTTTACCGAAAATGCGTAGATTATGGCATAAAGTGCAAAAGGCGCAATAAAAATAAAATCAATTAAACTCATTTCTTATCCTCCTTTTTATTTTCGTTGTCAAATAGTATCTGAGCCATGATCTTGGCAATATCATCCTTGTTCTCAATAATCACACTCATTGTCTTCTCTGCCTTGCGCAACTCCGCTTTTTCCCACGATTTTTCGCGTACCGATTTAAACTCACAGAAAATACAGTAACCCGTCCAGATCATAGAAAAAACAGGGAAGGGGATAACAACACAGCATAACAGGTCAATGAAGCACAATTCTATGAACGGGGTGAAATACTTCTTCGCTTTGACGGCTGTTTTCTTATACCCCGTGGATGTTCTTGCCTCCCCCCGTTGCTTGGCTTTCATAACTCCCGTAATAAGGTCCACTAACATCGCCCCCATTGTAGCCGCAATACACAAGGCTATAAGCACAATGTGTATCATCATGTGCTCATTTATAAAATTGTAGATTACATCTCTCATTGAAAGTAAGTTTTGAACACATTAATATGATAGATATTCACCTGTCCATAGTTGGCGTCAAATATCTTCTTGATCTCGTAGCCCAATCCATAAGACAATGCTTTCATTCTTCGCCAGTTGATGCAACGCCAGTTCATATTATGTTCCTTTGCCCAACGCTTGATACTGTACCATTCTTTGGATTCATCAAGTTGCTCGGTCTTCTGTTCAAGCTGGTACTGAATCTGTTCTTTTGCCTCCACCTCATCCGCAAGCCGACGCAACGCTTCCGCATATGTTTGAGGAGTTTTAATTTCTTTCAATGATCGTTCCATTGCGTTGAAGGCTGCGATATAGTCCAGCTTGAATTTAAGGGCTTTCTTCCCAGTAAAACCCATCGCCAAAAGAGTAAATCCATCACGGTTCATTACGAACATTGGGTATTCTTGCCTATTTTGTTCATTAACATAAATAGTTTCAACAAACATAGGGTCAGCCGAAGTTTCGGCACACCCCTGTATAAGCTCTCTAATAGCATCTAAGACATGCTTATGTTCTTTTCCAAACTTTTCAGCCACCAATAGGCTGTTAGTTAAAACTTGGTCATTCCGACCTTTAAAAACTAAATCTGTCATATTACCTAATTTTATGTTACTTCGAATTACCATCAATTACACGTTTTGGATTACCCGATTTTCAACTAACCTTTGTTTTGTATGACAAAAAAAAGAGCCAGCCACGGAAACTAATCCGCAACAAGCTCTTGGCTTTATACAATATGGATATGTCCTTTCGTCATAAATATAAGTGGCGTGCATCTTCACACGCTCCCCACAAAGATAAATATTGTTTCCCTTATTACAAAAAAAATAACCGGCAATTAACGTCGGTTATCATGATAGTATCTTATAGCCTCATTGACATATAATGATACTGATTGCTCCTTATCCAAGATAGCAGCTACATCCTCCTCTATCGTGACAAATATTTTTCTTACACCTCTAACCTTGGGACGTCTTGGCACACCATTGCTGTCCAATATCCTGTATATTGTCTGCTCAGACCGTACCCCTGTTTCTCTTATTATCTCCTTGATCGCTATCCCGTCCTTATATAAGGACAATACCCTAGACTCTTGATCTAGGGTAATAGATCGTCTTCTTGCCATAATTAATATGTTTTATAACATTAATAATTTGTTGCTCGTTATTTCAAAAAGTTGCACCTTTGCATCGAACATCAACGATGTTAGTCGCACTTCGGTGCGTGGATTGAAACGACATTAAAAATGTCATTGTGGTTTAAACCACATTTTAATATTTAGGGCAGCGAAGAAATTCGTCGCCCTAACTTTTTATTTATAAAATCTCTATTTGGGTATAGTATGCATTCATCTTCCCAAAGAATGATTCTATTTTTGCTCTCTGATAAGAAGACATTTTGTTATAAATGACATTTTTGTCATCTTCTCTTAAGTAGTATTCCTTTTCACCGTCAGTAAGATTGATAACTATATTAATTGCTCTACCACTGTATGAATCTGTAAATTGAATTTTTGTCTTCATAGTCTTACGCCGCTTATCCGTTGCCGCCGGTTCTATTATTACATGTTGTTTTTAAGGATATCGGATTAAAACTCAACCAATATCAATCTTTCTAAAGAATCTGATTCTTTCACCCACATGTGATTATATTCGAAACCGTATTTAAAATAGAGCTTTAAATATGGATATATTACGCATAACGAGTTCATGCAGCCTCTTAATTCATCTTCTGTAATACAGGAAGTTATTTCGTTAAGAATCTTAACGAAAATATTCATACTTTCAGGCTCACAGTTCATTAGTGGTTTTTCTATTATCGCTTTCATAATCTTCTATTGTCTTTTAATTATTCATTGTTTTATTATCACAATGCAAATATACTACATTGTGATGTAATAGCAAAACAAATCACAATATATTTTCTTGCATTGTGTAATATTTAACATTTAGATAAAAAAAGAACAGCCGCCAGCAAAAAGCACAGCAGCCGTTCAATCCACGTCCTACTCTCTATCCCATTCTCCCGAGAAGACAATAGCAAAGATATCAATTCTAAAACGAAATACAAAAAGAAAACTATATTAATTAGTTATAGAGAGCCAATTTTGAAACAAAAACCAATCTTCTTAAAAAATTGCCATTAATGCAATATTTTTTACTTGCAGGACAAATGAAGAGAATTAATAATATGGCAAATCAAACGGTTTTGTATTTTTATTGACAGGAAACGAATGTTATGGATTGGGATCGGAAAAACAAGTATAAAACAGATAGCTCCTATAGATTTCTACTGTCTGAGGTATTTTCCCGGGGATTTTTGAGATTTTATTTGATTTTGTTTTACATTCCTGCGCTTAGAATATATTTGGTTAGCCCTTGTCAGATCCTTGATGATTGTTTCATCGAACACTTCCGAATATATCTCTGTTGTCTTGACCGATGTATGTCCCAAGAGTTTTTGGACGGTGGTTATCGGAACGCCTTGGTGAACCAAGAGAGTGGCACAAGTGTGTCTGCTGGTATGGTAGGTGAACTTCTTGCCGATATGCGCCATTCTTCCCAATTTCTGCAATGTCCGATTAGTGTCCGAATTGCAACCTAATGCAGCCAGTTGTTCGATGCTGTCGTACTTCCGCATTATGCCCAGTGCCTTTCCGTTAAATAATAGATATAGCGGGATATTAAGTTTCACGCCTGTTTTGACGCTGTTTAGGACCAACCATTCCTTTCCGTCAACTGTTACGAGATTCTTACAGGTAAGTTGTTTAAAATCAGAGAATCTCAATCCGCAATAGCAGCAGAAGAGAAATGCGTCCAGTATGTGCCGGCTGTTGTTCTTCCTGTCCGGCAGTTTAAGATTTTCCAATTTTTCCAAGTCGGCAGGCATCAGGAAATTATGTTCCTTCTTCTCCCTCTTGATCTTGAATTTACGGAAAGGATATGCCTCCTGTAATATATAGCCTTCATTAATCGCCTCATTCACCAAGGTACGCAGTATTCTCATGTGTTTCCCTACCGTGTTTACTTTCAATCCCTTGTTGCGCAAGAATGCGTCAAACTCCTTTAGAAACGTATAATTGATGTCCGTGAACTCTATCACGTTCCGAAATTCCTTCAATGTGGCTACTGTGCCCAGCATGTTATCCTTGGTTCCCGGTTTCCTATCGGAATTCACTATAACCTGTTGGGCGAACTTAAGAAACGAAACCACGGGTTTTACCCCCTTCCTTACAGCTTCCTTCAATGTGGATAAGTTAGATTCAAGACCTCTCTTCCAATAGCTTAACTCTATAGCCTGTAATTCCAATATATGCTCATATAGCATTGCATTAAGTTCTTGTGACTGCGGATGGTTGATTACTTGGGCACCATCCTTACTCCAACATTCCGGCTTTAGATAGACATTGGTTTTAAAGTATACCTTCCTCTGATTCAGATAGGCTTCAACCTGTACAAGAGCCGTGCCCTGCCTGTTAAGTGTGTTCTGGCGGTTATATACAAGACGGTATCTGATTTTATCCATTTTTCCGCAAAGATGCATCCTCTGTTCCAAGCTGCAAAATTTAGCCAATAAAAAATACACCCCCACTTTCGCAAGTAAAGATGTATAATATCTATAAAAAAATGGTCTGTGAAAAAAACATTTGTAAAAAAGATGCCATTATTCATCACGAACGATAGCATCTAGACATTTTTATCAGTAAACTCTTTTAGTGATTTAGAATAATGTTTAATTCAATATAGATGCTACAAAGTTATATATAAATTTTGTTTTGCCCAAATTATTATGTAGTTGACGTACGGTATCAAAAAGGCAGGATTCGCCAATCCTGCCCAATTCCATACACAAATCTTTTTATTAATTAAAATACCTCACGGCATTCAAAAATTAATAAATGAAAAAACATTATTAATTGTCATAGCAAAGCTATAACAAATATTTAAAAAATAATCATTATATGAAAAAAAGAACAGAATAAACGATATATAGACCAACAAACATTTAAAATAATATTGTAATACAAAAGTCATTGATACAAATCCTTCTGGAAGGACTGTTAGGAGTTAGCAGTAGTACTATATTTAAAGGAAAAGGGTATATCCAGTTAGAAACTGAAGACGATATTGATAAAGTGTATGAGCCTGGAGTATATGCAATAAAAGGCACTTCATACAATGATCAAACGCTTCTTGTCTTCAGTCATAACCAGGGACAGTCAACAGTACAATTTAGGACTAATAACTATGGTGGTTTTTTAGTGTTTAGAATAAAATGGTGGAATGGTGCTTGGGGAACCTGGAAGACGGTTTCTTTGACATAAAATTTATCTGTTTGCACTTCTGGAAGGACTGTTAGAGATAAATAAGATTATCAATGGTTTTACCAGTGAATCATTTTCGTTACATAAAGGTGAATCAAAAAGAATAAAAGCAAATGGCATATTGGTGATATGTAGTCAATATTATAATTTATATCCATCAATAGCTGTAATATCTCCAGCAACTAAAAATATAGAATATATTGGAGGGTATAAAGAATATGTTGATGGAACATTATTTACTTTCACTTTTGAAAATGACTATACTACTATTATGACTTCCAAAATTGAAGGAGTTGAAGGAAGCAGGGTTCCTTTTTTAATTGCTTATCAAAATTTATTGCCTTAAGAAGATTAGCAAAATCCTTCTGGAAGGACTATTAGGGATAAATGATACATGGTACAGAAAGAGATCTGATAGTATTACTGATTTTAATGAAGCTAATAAAACTGGATATATACTTCTCCAACATGTCCAATCAATGGATAATAAACCAAATACACCAAGTAATTATGGATATTTGGATACTATTTTTGTTAAAGATGGCTACATCAGGCAGACTTATACAGATTTGCAGAGCAGATTTTTTGTTCGATCATCTAATAACGGGATTTGGACTAATTGGGAACAAATGCAGACAACATAGTATTAAAAATAAGCTAGATTTTAATGAGATAAAACGGATGGGTGCCGGTCCACACCCGTCCGCTCCTCATGTTACTAAAGAATTATAGTATTTCTAGACTTTCAGCATCATCCAGATTCTCATCAACTATATTCATGGATAAAGACAGGTCAACCCCAGTAGTATCCAAAAACAAAGCACTTACACGAAATGAAGCTGTGTTTGTCTTACTCCGAACGAAGAGATGATCATTTTTTCGTTTGAACTCTATTTCAGAAATTATACTACCGTTGACTTTCCTTATGATATAGGAGTTACCAGTCTTACTATTAATAAAGAACAGACCTGTATGGCCACCCCAATATACATACAATATCATACCGATATAGGCGCTAGATGAACTCGCTAGGCGAACGACACATACTTCTTGAACGGAGTCTTTATTGCAAACCAATATAGGAGAAAGAACGCCTTTTTTCAAAAGCCCTTTACTTTCTAAATTGGCAATCGGTATTAGTTCTTCCAGCTCTCAAATATTGCTAAATTCTTGTCAAGATATAGGAATTTCGATTGCGTCGGATGGTAAATCTAGATTGTTTTCATGGCTTAGTTTGAGCGACCCATTCATGCCAATGCACAATGTACTGATATACACGTATGCTGATGATTTTACATAAACAATGGTTTTGTTCTCTTTTTTTTGATAATAAACATTAGTTAAATAGATTCCTCTTTTTATCGAATTAACGGATAGATCATCGCTATATCCTGTTAATAAAACAACAGACGGAGATGAATTTTCATGGTTCTTAAATACTGAAATAAGCATTGATATTCCTGTTAAACGATTTCTAAATTCGGCAATTTTACAATACTTCTGCTGGTCTTTTTGATATGAAGTGGTCATTCTTTGAATTGATGGCATCAATCCATCTTTTTCACTCGTAGCAACACCAATCAGTTCTTCCAGTACTGAGGCATTGGCTTTCAACGCCTCACTTAATTCCATCTTTTCCATAATATTTTTTATTTACCAGTTTCCAAATTGTTTTTCTTATAATCCTGCCATGAGTCGGCGAGCTGCCCCACCGAAGCGGAAGTGTAGAGGTCAAGTATATGAATCTCGTCATCGGCAAGCTCCACAAGCTCGTTCCGATAGATCTTCTCCGCAAGCACGTGCGCCGGAAGACCGGGCACGTTCCTGTAAATGCCGTCAGCAATATCCTTACGGATATCCGCTATCACCATATCCTGTCTGTCTATCCCCGTGAACAGGGGAAATTTTGTAAAATCAACTTTCATAATATTCTTAATTAAATACTGTTATCCGCAATAAAACATAACCCAATAATTGCCCATACATTTAACGAATCCGGACGCATAATCCAGATCAATGGAGGACATCTCTTTTCCTCCGGGGGCAGGCAGGATGCGCCCGCCTGTCAGTCTTACCCCGCCGCTCATACGTTTGAAGTATATGGTATGTCCCGGAACATCCGGAGGAAGTGTCACTTCTATATTACCCGTATTAATAAACATCACATTGTCATCATTGTTATTCAGGGAAGTGCTGACGGATATGTTCCTCCAGTTCCCCACTATGCCATGAAGAGACACATAACTGTCATTGTTCGGATGAAGGGAAATGTTACCCCCCTCCACGAACAGAGGAATGCCCAGGGTCTTGATGTGCATCCCGATCATGGCATTCGGACTCTGTATGTCAATTCCGGCATCATACGATATCCCTTCGATTGTGACAAATTTCGTGTTCCCTCCGATTTTTACACGTGCAAATGTCCTTTCGTTATAAAACTCTATCTGTCCGGCAGACAGGTTGAAACCGACATGGGAATCCGTCCCCTCATAAAGAGTTTTTGAGGACAACATGCCGGAATCTATGGAAAACGGACCGATACGTCCGCTATCCGCCGTGATTTTTCCGCTGATGTCCACATTGACCGCCCTGATACCGTCCGCATCAATCATGGACGCCTTGATCTTCTCGGTCAACAACAGCTTGGTGGCGATAAAAGTCCAGCTCTGTGCTACTTCCCAGTATTTTATTTTTCCCGAAGCCACATTCTGTTTGGGGGTTTCCGTCGAAACCGACGTATGCGAACGGATGCACAGGTACAGCAGGTTGTCATAAAGTACAATGTCGTAAAACTGCTGCCCTTGCTTGCCCTCCAGGTAAGACACAGACGCCCCCCATACACGCATACGCATGCGCGCTCCCTTATCTCCCTTGTCACCTTTTGGAGCAAAACTGACCTGTCCGGTTCTAGTCACCAACGGCATATCACCTCCTTATTCCTTGGTTGTGATGGTCCATGCCACGTTGCCTCCTGCCTGCTGGCACATGTCCCAAGTACACGTGCCGGAAGTGGCTGCTGTACCGGAAGTAGACGGGTTAAGGACTACTCCTGCACTGTCCATGAACACGAAATAGAAAGTCATGTCCTTGTACTTGGTGGTACTTCCACGCTTGACCAGAATGGGCTTATAGACCACCGTGTCACCACTTTCCCGGATGGTCTCGTCCTCGGGCGTGGGATTCAGGATCAAATCAAACGGATCGGACGCATCCATTACGGACTGCGTGTCCTGACCGATGAGCTTGCCGCCCTGGTACACCTCCGCCTTGAACACACCTGTCGTGTCAACCATATCGTTGGTGACGGTCAATGTCTGTGTGGTCTTTCCGCTCAGCACGCTCCACGCACCGTTGACCTGGTTGTACCACTTGTACGCCAGTCCGGTAGTGATCTCGTCACTGCCCATGCGCGCTACGGCTTTCAGAATGCAGCTCTGCCCTTTGTCCCGAAGGGTAAAATACTTGTTGTCACCGGCAATGATCGTCACATGCTTTTGGTTTCCGACCCCCTTGGTGATGGGGATGCTATAGACGAAATGGACGGTGTCGCTGGTATTCCCTATCGTCACGGTAGCTTCCCCCTTGATGGTACAAGAGGCCGCTCCGCTCGCCTTGACCAGATTCTTGACGATCTGCAATCCGTAGTAATCCGTCGTACCGGGCTGGTAAGGGATAAACTTGAAATGTCCCGTCTCACCGCCAAACGTGTTGGTGGAAACATTGCCCGAGAACTTGATCTCGACATCATTGAAATACCATTTCATGGAGGAAGGGACCACCAGCCCTTCCGCCACCCGCGAAGAGGTGAGAATGAAGGACAAGACGGGCTTGAGCGAAGCGAAATCCGGTGCGATGTTCGTCGGCGCGGACGCTTCGCCCATATACTCCTGATACAGATCTCCCTGGTTACACTGGATGGCAGGCATGTATACGCCGCCCTTTTGCGAAAATATGACCTGTCCGGTCGCGCTGGCCAAACTCATGACGCTCCTCCTTCCCCGGTCGTTCCCGTACTATCCGTGCCTTCGGAGCTTTCGGTGTTGTCCTCCCCCCAAGAGGCAGGTGTGAATACTTCGACGGGATGGTCCGTACCGTCTATCTCTTCTTTCGCTGCCTGCGGGGTCAGGCAGATGCCGCCCGCTTCCTTGGCCCTGTCAAATACCGTGTCGCCGGGGAAACGTGCCACGTCCGCCTGCCACAATAATACATTGCCATCCGCTGTCCTGTTGCGGATATCGGTCAGATGCAACCGGTCGGCAACCTCCTTCGTTACTTTAATGTAAAATGCCATACTACTATTGTTTTTAATGTTATCCAAATTTTCTTACTACTACCGCCTTGCCCCCCTGTGTGAGCACCTTGCCGCCTTGTGTCAGCGCCACGTAAGGGCCTCTGTCCTCCACCTCCAGCTTTAACATCATGCCGTTGCTGAAAGGTATCCTGGGAGAGTATCCGTCGGCAACCTTGGCATATCCGGCATCTCCGCTCTTCTTGACATACCAGTGGCAGTTAAACATGGCGGACGGATTCGGGATAACCCCCATGGTATCCCGAATGACGGGTCTGGGAAAGATGACGTAAGTCCCATCCGGAACACCCGTAGGTACGCCCTCCCAGTCGGCTTCAATCTTCGGAATCCTGCGGCGTATCACCGTAGAGACTGCCGGGTCCGATATGCCCGGGGTTGATGCCGGAGTCCCGGAAGCCGCATAGGTGGCTTTGCAGACAATCGTGATGTCATCACCTATATAATTGCGGTCAATCTTATATACATTCTTGTTCAGTGATACAAACTCCCAGTCGTTGTCACCCGCTCCTGTGGTTATCGCCTCCAGCGCTCCCGTAGACAACAGACGGTACCAGAAGAACTTGCATTTGCCCGTAGCCGTCACGTCCGTGTCGCCTACCATCAGTTTGGCCGTGATGGTCTGTGCGGTGATGTCACGCACCGGGTTCCAGTCCAGCGTGGACGGGCTGTCTATCGTCAATACGGGGATCGCATCCGTACCGTCAACCGCGCGGACAAGACGGCTCATCTGAAAAGTAAACAGCTGTCCGGTACGTGTGTCGGCATATTCCGCGTAAAACTCCAGCGTGACGGGTTTTAGGACGGTGACATTTTTTTTCATTGTGATCTGTCCCTTGCTGTCACCGGACTCCGTAATGCTGTAGCCTGTGTTTGTCGATGTGATAAGTGTGCGTGTGGTTCCGATGCGCTCGTACCACTTCATGTTGGTCAGCCTGGAGTTGACCGCCCCGATTTTAGTCACCGCTTCCGGATCGGTGGCGTTGCACCGCGGAAACAGGACCAGCGGTGTCAGCGTATAGTCCGGAGTGTATTCAGCTTTGTCAGCCTGGTAGACCTGCATGTCCGGCACGCTGCCCACCACCTCGATGTTACAACTGGTTTGTAACAGCCGGTAGTTGATTTCTATTTTTCGTTGCTTTGTTGCCATTGTATAAAACCATTTTAAAATGTTACAAAATTCTCCGCCACTTCAAACTGCTGCCCGTCACGCAATAACGCCTGTGCTTTAAACGTACACACCCGCATGTTGGTATAATTCGGTCCGAGATCATCTATCGTCAGAGGAAGATTTTTCCCGGCGCCGGCACGCTTCACCGCCCATGCGTTATCTTCTGATACATTCCCGGTATCACGCGTCCAGCTCACATCAGCGTCAAGTATATGATCTGTCACGTCACGGTTGTACAGCTTGCCGGTAATATATAGCGTTGTGGAAAAAGTCTCGATATCAAAATACCACCCCTTTGTGCTGCCGATCTCTATCGTAAATTCCGGGTTCCCTTCCAGCATCGCCCATCCGGCCGCCGCATATTGCGGTTCGTCGGCTGTTCCCGTCATCAGGCACTTCCATTTGCAGCCGTAGTGCCAAACCGTGTCCGCCCGCTCCTGCGTATTGGTGTAAGGATTGTCAGAGGACGCGACTTCGGCCGACCAAAAGCCACGGTCCACCAGTTCCTGTACGGGCAGTCCCTGCCAGTCCACCCGGTAAAGTTCACCGAAGATGCCGGCACGGGCGAATATGTACGAGTGCTTATAGTTGACGGGGAGATTGTCAAACAAATCCAAATTGGGCAAACGCCCCAATATCATGTAATAGTTGTTCTGTTCCAAGACAGGCTTCGTTACTCCTTCCAGCCAGACAAGACATTTATCCGTGGTGGCGGACAAATACCAGTAGCTTTGCCTGTCCTCATTGAAGGCGTTTCCTCTTCTGGTAATGATCGTCAACTCTGTGGGAGGATAGTTTTTACCGCCCGGCACCTCACTGTCCGGGTATGACAACACCGAGATGGAGTTGGCCGGGACATTCTTGGACAGCACGCGCATCCACGAGGCGTAATACTCCCCCGTTGAAAAGAGGTTGTTTACAATCCCGTACACTATATCACCCTCCTGGAATGCGGTGAAGTCATTCTCCCAGCGCTTGCGCAATTTCAGGGTATAAGTTCCGTCGCTCTCTAAAGCCACGGACTCAATGACTCCGTTCTCGGAATATGAGGTGTCGCCTTCCTGTGCGTTCAGACGGTTATAGATGATTTCCTTGAACACTGCGGAGCCGCGTACCTCAAGACGCTCGAACTGACCGCGCCCGTCAGGATAGATACCGGCACCTTTACCGGCAATCATGGAGTCGATGAACTTGCCGAACTTCAATAAGAAATTTGTTCCGTCCGCTTGATCCTTACGAAGGAACATTACTAAGGAGCGCAAAGCAGAGAACACATTACTATTGCTAGGAGCAGTCGAATCATTTGTACGGATTATATAAACCCCTTTTCTACCTCCACTAGTGTACGTCTGACCTTTATAAGTAAGATTGTCAACTTTATTTTCAAGCTCCCCAATTCGGGAATATGCTGTGCTTTCACCGATTGTATATACAGGAGCATCGTAAGGTAAATCAAGCTTTATTTCAAGACCTATAACTCTAGATATCCGACTAGTCTCAAAAAAAGATTTATTGACAAGCTCTATTCTTTGGCCAATGTCAAATGTCCGGCTGATCATGTTTTCTTTTACCCATGATGATGCAAGGGTAGTATTGTATGTACCATCATCGACCATCATCTTTTTTACACAATCCACCGTTTTGTCTCTTAATTCTTGCTCGGCATTTGATACGAGGCCAAGGTCTGTTATCTTCGTACTATCCCAGCCGTAAAGAATGAATTTATCTCCTGTAGTAGGTTTTAATGTTTCATCGGGCAATGTCCTTCCATAATTATCATTGGCAACAATTTCATAGACATCACTTTCAAGTGTTACGCTTCCTAAACTTGTGCCAGCCTTATGAAATGTTACACCAAAATCCATACCATTAAGTAAACCAGACTGGAATACCAACCTAAGTTCTTCTCCATCAATAATATAACTTTCATCAAAGACAAGCCCACTAGTATCGGTTACATAATAAAATGTCTGGGTTACTGTTTCTTGTGTTTCTTCATCTTCTATCGTAGACGTATAACTGCCAACCGTACCAACAACACATTCAGTACGTGGATAGACTTCATCAAGGAATATAATATCTTCAATAGCTTCCTCCTGCGGCATTTCCGTACCTATATCATAACCTTCTTCACCAATATATACCCTTTTACCATCCTTATACCGATAAGCATCAATATACGGTGTTCCTTCTGGTAACATCAACCGCTTTTGAACAATACCATTTACCACTACTGTTTCATCAACAGTCCGATAGTTGGAAGGAATGTTTCTTGTTGATCCAAAAGCATACACACGTGTAGCATAGGTTCCCTGGCTTTCACTGCGCGGCATTTCTTGGGCTTCCACACCCAGCTCTATCCTAACAGCATCTCCATTCTCACAACGTCCAAATCGGATAATATTATCTTCTACCCACCACTCACAATTCCACGTTTCTGCCATGTTAGTAAGAGCATCCAGCAGATTGGTATTCTCATAAGACATCAACTTAGCTGAATCCTCTACTGACGAATCTATAGAAAAATCGAAATCATTACCCCTGTATTTGTAACCAAGAGCTTGTAAGTTTCGGAGGAACACACCTAATTGCATATCCAATGAGGCAGTAAGGTTCCAAGACGCTTCCTGGCCTGCCACCTCCGGCATGTACTTGAATTTCTTATTTTTCCATTTCCAATAGTAAGCATCAAGACGCAACTCGTAATTATAGCCGCCCGTAGACTGGTCATAAGTAGGTGTCGGCAAATCTACAACTTCATATATCTTTGCGAATTTACCACCTAGGGATTCATCTAATATCCCCGACAAGTCCACATAATCACCCATCTTAAAATTAATAGGAGTTAGGACGTTAAAAGGAAGAGTAATGTAATCCTCCTTACCCAATGAATAACGACCTATCGAACCAACGTTGAAGTCTGTGGAGAAACGAATATCTCCTGATATGTTTTTAATGTCTATTAGTCCCATACGAGTATTGTATAGCTTCATACAATGTTATGTAGCAAATATACAAATAAATCACATGATAGCAATTATATTCAAAGAAAAAATCATGTTGTCCTATCCGCAGGATTAGGTTCCACTAATTTCAAGGAAAAACTAGCGATTCCCCTCATAAACTGTGTAAATTGGTTACATGACAAATAAATAGTCTTATACACAACATTTGGCTGATATTTGCTTCTGATATGTAATACCCCAGTGGCGAGTTCTTCACAAAAAGAATTATATCTAACAAAAAACTGATCTTCGCTTTTAGCCGTAAGATTAAATGTAAGTGTAATATTCCTTTCGTCAATCTTGGAATCTGAAGTTATAACTCGCTTGCCGTTTTCCAGACGTGACTTGTTTTCTATAAACTCTTTCATCGGCGGTGGTGTCATTAACGCCGATAAAGAAGAGGTATCCATACTTATTCCCCATGTGGTATAAGCATCCTTATCATTTATATAAAATTCTCCTTCCATGTTACATATTTTTAGTATTATCTACTATCTTATCTAATTTCGATCCTAATTCAAGGATAGGCTTTGTGTATTTTACGATATCTTCCAAATAACCGTTAGTAATCACATGCTGATTCAAGATGTTACCCAACGTAGCATTGCCCTCCGTTGAAATAGAAACCAAAGATCCTATGCCGACAACAACATTTATCATCTGGCTCTTTATTTCCTCATTTGAAACCTGCAAGGCAGTAAAACGTCCATTCAATTCCTCTCCGGTATCTTGAGACATGGTTTGGAAACCTTTGCTGCTTGCAGACTGGGAAGCTGCTTCCTGTGAAATCTTGTCATATCCGGTTGCGGCAGCAAGCTCATCACGCAGTTTCATGGCTTCATCCACATACTTCATATATTCATCTTGCAAGGCTTTCCTTTCCTCTTCGGTCAGCTCGTTATCCTCCATGCTGGCACCAAACTTTTCCCACCATTCCTCCAACTTTTCACTGTATAACTCACCAATCTTATTGGAAAGCATGGCACGCATAAAGTATTCTGATATATCTTCCGATGCTGCCTTCGCATCGTATTTCATATCCATAAGATTGTCTACAAAACTATCATACATAGAATCAAATGACATTCCAGTCAGACCCTCGTAAAGTTCATTCGTCAGTTCTTCCAACGTACCAGCTTGATCAATATAGTCATTCAACTTATCAGTCAGACGATCACCGTATCCACCTTTGCCGGTATTCTGAATGGTTTCCCACATATCTACTGTCTCACGGAGCATTTTCATTTCTTCTGGGGTAAGATTCCAGATATCACCATTCCAATCACGACCAATCTTTCCACTCAGACGGTCTATCTGTTCCTGAGAAAAACCGCCCCAATAATAATTCCAACTATGATGAGAACCAGAATAACGTGCTTGTTCCTGCGCTATACGCTTATAATTATCAATAGTTTCTTTTTGATACTTATAAGCATCCCGGTATGCGGCAACAGACTGCGTTCCCTTGCTTGCCTTCATTTCGTCAGTCAAGTCTTCAATGGCAGTTTGTAACGTTTCGTTACGGTCTGTCAATCTGTTGATAGCTTCCTCGACCTCTTTTTTATTACCGCCAATACCAAACAAAGAATTAAAACCACCGAAAGAAATCGCATTAAGGATATTACCTATTCCATTTTTCAATGAATTCCCAATTGTAACAAACAAGTCTCCAGACAAAACATCACTGATAATCCCACTGACCGCATTTAGAACAGCATCAAGCAGACCACCGACAAGATCACTCAATCCGTCTTTGAGTACGTCAATAATAGACAAAATCCATCCGACAATGGGAACTTCTTGAAGCGATTCCGATGTCTTACCTATGACGTCCTTGAATCCGTTCACGGTTTTGATAATTCCACTATATGCGTTATACAACCCTCCGGATGAAATCTGCTGCAAGCCTCCCAACAAATTTTCCATGCTTGCTTTCAGTCTGGTGGCGGTATCAGTCACATTACGCTGGGCCTGATTGGCGATATCCGTCTGTGTCTTTACATTGGCGGATGCAATGTCAGCATTCTGTCGTGCTATATCAAGGGCATTCGCTGTAACCTGCTTTTCTTCTTCTGTTCCACTCTTCTGTGCTTTGGCGTAATCATCCTGTGATTTCTTTAGTTTTTCCAAAGCGGCTGTTTCAATCTCTATGGCATTGATACGGTTTTGTTCGGCTGTATGATAGGCTTTTACATCCTCTCCAAGTTTCTTGAAGTTGACTCCACTTGTACCACCCAAAGACTTTTCCATCTGGCTGATGGCGTCAATCAATGATTTCTGGCTTGCCTGATCGGAGTTCTTGAACTTGTCAGTCCGTACATATTTTTTTGCTTCGTCCAAGGCAGGCTTTACCATGTCGGAAAACATGGAACCAAACTCACCGAACACAGTAACCCAATCTATATTGGCTTTTATGGCTTCCGTTTCCTTGTTCTGTATGGCAACATCACGTTGTTTCTCCAGCAACTTTACTTGTGCACTATTAGCACCGCTTTCTTCCTGCGCTTTCCTTATTTTTTCCGAATACTCTTGGGCGATAGCCAATTTCTGTTGCTGAAACGTGCCATATTCTTTCAAGTAATCGTTCAAAGCCTGTTGTTCGGCTTTAAGTTGCTCCTTGGTTACATTAGTAATATCTTTATCCCTCATGCTTTCGGCATTGGCATAAGCTTCCGAGATTTCCCGTACCTGCTTGTCGGTCAACTTGCCATTACCGGCTTTGCTCCATTCTTCCTCCTGTTTTCTTATCGCATCAAGCTGTTTTTGATAATCAAAGTCAATCTGTTCCAACTTCTTTTCCGTGCCTTCTTTCATCAGGTTGATTTCATCTTGCTGATTCTGACGGCGAAGTGAAAGAAGTTGCCCATCCAGCTTTTCTTGGTTTTCCTTTTGCTTTTTTGCTAGATTTTCCTGTCTGGTTAATTCGCTCCCAGTTACTCCGCCCAGATCCTTGTATGCCTTTTCGGATGCCTCCATCTTATCTTTGGCTTCTTTCACCTGTTTCGATGTAGCCGTCTGATCTTTGATTAATGACTCATACCCTTTTTTCGCTTTTTCCCATTCGGCTTTAGCATTTGCCAAATCTTCCTGATATGTAGTTTCTTTTGTTTCCTGTCTGTTCTCAACTTCCAATTGGACATTGATTTCCGACAAGACATCCTTTCTTGCGTTTGCCAATTCATTCTTCAGGTCTTCGATACGCTGTGCCTGAACCTTCATTTCGGAACGGTTGTTCTCCTTCTTAGCTAAATTATAAGCCCATTCCGCACTTTTTATCTGTTGTTCCAAGGACTCGACTATAGCCTGTTTTGACTGTGTTCTGGATTTTACAACTTCTTCATTATATGCCTTCCAAAAACCAATCAAATCCTGTATATGACCTTTCTCATCAACATATTTCCTAAAGAGTGCTGGGTATAGTTCCTCAATATCTTTTAAAGCTTTGAGTTTAGTAACATCGGCTTCCACCTCGCTATTAATGGTGCTAACAAGACCTTCCAAAGTACGTTTCCGATCTTCCTCGTCCGTGTTGAGTTTTTCTATTTTCTTGTTATATGAATCTAAAGCACGTTCTGCTGACGTTGTATTATCGGATAACGACCACATTGCAGCTCCAAGCCCTACAACAGCAGTTGCCAATAACACATACGGATTAGTAAACATAACAGCGTTCAAAGCTTTTTGTGCCGTTGTTTGCAAAACCAGCCATCCGTAGTGGGCACGTTCGGCAATAGTTAGAGCGGCAATACCTGAAGCTTGTAAAGCTTGCAAAGCCGTGACTGTCATCACAGCCACTTTATATACGCCATAAGTTGCTACAAGACCAACAAGAACTTTTCCCACTTTCTCATAATTCTCAACCAAATAAGAAACACCGGACAGAGCTTCGTTTATAATTCCTTCATTGGCTTTCCCTATCTCATTGAACATGGTGGAAACAGCATCCTCTATATTAGAAATTTGCCCAGTGATTGTCTTGGACTGTTCTTGCATAAGGTTGTAGAACATTCCTCCCTCATTTGTAAGGTTTTGGATGACTTTCTGGACTTCCGGGAATCCCACTTTCCCTGCTTCAACTAAACTTTTTACTTCTCCTTCTGCTACTCCGAATACTTTTGCCAATTCGCGAATCATAGGAATACCACGACCTGTAAACTGATTTAAATCTGCGGTATATAACCGTCCTTGCGTCATGGTAGTACCATACAAATACACAATATCACCAAGTGGCTGAGAAAGGCCGGCGGCTATGTTTCCAAGACGTATCAAGTCGTCATTTACGTTTTCAACATTTTCTCCATAAGCAAGAAGTTGTTTAGCTCCATTTGCTACGCCTTGAAGGTCAAAAGGAGTGGTAGCAGCCGTTTTTACCAATTGCTGCATGAGGGCATTAGCCTTATCCTCACTGCCAAGCATTGTCTTAAATGCAACTTCCAATTGTTGGAATTCTCCTCGGACTTGTGCAATATTTGAAATTAATTCTTTTGCAGTAAAACCAGCTCCGAATGCTGCGGCAGCTCTAGTCATACGGTTAAACAGTTCTTCAATACCTAAACCGCTTTGCTCTATTTGCTTGGACGTGTTTTTTACACCATTCTCTACTTCACGAAGTCTACGTAAGAAATTAGAATTATCACCTGTAATGTCAAAATGTATTCCAGCCAT